ACTCAGCTCAAGAATCAGGATGCGCTTCCACTTTCATCAAGTTCTATGTATTAAAAGGTAAATGAACTCTTGCTATATGGTGGTATACTGGTCCTACCGAGCAATCTTTTGCTGTTCAAGACGGTTTAAGCAACTTTGCTCTATAGAAGAACCCGTTGACTTCAAATACAACAGTGTTCATCCTTCAAAAACTCCATGGATGTGGATTGGAGCAGAAATGAAAAATGGTAAGATTATTACAGTAACTGATGAAGTTAATAAACATATTGTGTATGGAGATCTTGTGGATGAAACATATTTAAAATGCGTGACTCTACTGAAGAAAGATGTTGTTCGTTGGTTGTATTTGGATCCGATAACGTTAAATGAACAAGAATTCCCTCCTGAAGGATTATTAATACAGGATGATTCCATCGAATGCTGAAATTCTTAGACGAACAACTCCTGAACTCTGTTATGAAGTGCTGATGAATCCAAAAAATTATTTTTCAATGGCAGATGAATATGTATCTCTTCAAAAGATATTTTTAAGAGATACACTTTTAGGAAAATTGGAGCTCTGGTTTGAAATGATAATTTCACCCATAATTATGATTGGAATGAGTTTGTGGGAACAAAAAAGTCCAGATATGTTTCAGATGATGTCAACACAAAAATGTTTTCAACTTTGGAAAGATTGGTTTCGAATGAGAGAACTCCGTGAACAAATTCATATGTGGATTCGAGTGATTCGAAAACTTGGCGGACCATTCATTTCTTCAAACGATGCACAATATCACGTATTTGTATATGCAGATGCTATGCAGAGATTAATGGACTCACTTCTGCTCCCCAAAGAACGTGCTAAACGTCTGTAGGAGTTCAGCACCCTGTTCAATCGCAGGCTTCATCTCTGCTAGGGATCCCATAAGTTCCTTTTGGAGTTCAAGGAGTTCACGAGTATCGCGTCTCATTCCACCAATCTGTTCAGGAGTTAAATTACGATAGGCGTGTAAGATAGTAGTCCCTACATCAACGTGGGGGTCACTGGTTTTGGGAGGAGCCGGAGAAGGAGACTTATCCTTGCTCTTCTTTTCTTCTTCAGGAACCTCATCTTCAAATCCTTCCCATGTCTTCGCAGTAAGCATGGAAATGATCCAAAGAACAACAATGCCAAATACAACAGACATTAAATGACCCATGTTAAGTCCGTACGATGCAAACACAACTCCTAGTCCTAGCCAAATTAAAACAGATCCAAGTCTTCGTTTCAGAAGATGGGCAACTACCAGTGATAATAATACACCGGCGAGTACAGTTTCTAGTTTCATCTTATTCTTTACTTGTAGATGAAATTTAGGCAGTCTTCACAAAACTAGAAAAACCAGAGCCCGGTTGAGCACCGAAGTTGTTGAACGCGCCCTGAGCAGCCGCGCCAGAACCGTCACGAGTTACGATAGGCTTGAAGTCCGCGATACCACGAGATCCAGTTCCTTGAAAGGAAGCAGAAACTCCTCCGAAGCGACCGCCACCACGATGCTTGCGACGCTGGGTAACCTTCTTGCCACGAATCTTACGACGACCAGAACCATACATGGTATTTCCACCGCGAGAGCTTACCGCCCAATGTCCCATTTCAGATCCACGACCCCATTCCATCGCGCCAGGAGCAATGGCTCCCTTTGCACCATAAAAGCCACCACGGTGCTTACGACGAGTCATACGATGTTTCTTAGAGTGTCCCTTTTTCTGCATTTACTTTATCTCGGGAATGTTTTCTACAACCTCCCAAAATTCATCATCGTGCGGAATACATTTGCAAGTAAACAGGTCTCCCTTTGAACGCAGATAAACAGATGTTTTCAAATCGGGGACTCTCAAATACCCCTTTCCAATAACTTCATAGCAATCAGGGATTGAAAGTTTTGAAACTTCAACGACTACACTGTCATCTTTTTCTACAAAATATCCTGGTTTTCCAATTTCTTCCAAATGCTCTTCGTATCCTCGAATTTTGTGAGTTGAATCCGATTTATGAATAAATTTGGGAAACCCATCTTGCTGTGGAAGAACAAGAGGAAGCCATTTTTTAAGCCATTCATATCGCTGAGAAAATGTAGAACATGCGAATACACAGTTTGAATTGTACATCCAAATGTCGGCAACCACAAATTCAGTATCGTTAATCTTTTCAACTCGAAGAAAGGTGTCTCCACAAATACGCTCATCAACAATAGTTTGAATCTGTTTACATTCGTGTGTATTCATCCAGTAACACACAGGAATGTTATTATCATATGTAAATACTACCCACCCTAAAGTCCCAACTGTTTGAGGAACTTGAACTGTTTTAAGTCCCGTCGGGACGGGTTTCTTGAAGACCAAGCGGTAATTCGGGGTCCACTCGTAATGACGTTGAAGTTGGCTTTCTGGGCTCATACTCAGGTAATTGTACCTCTTGTTGCTGTTGCGTGAAAGTAGGTCCGTTTTGAGTGGGCGGTTGCATAGGGGGGAACGCAGGTGGAGGAGGCATTAGAGGAGGAGGTGGAGGAGCTTGTTGCATTACAGGAACATCTCTATAGATAATCTTTGGCTCAGGGGGATAGAGCATTCGAGTAACTACAAATGTTGAAAGTTGTAAAATAACCATTACAGCTATAGTAGCGAGTGCTACGTACAAAATTTCCGATACAATCATTTATTCCACAGAAAGGTTTCTTGACTCCCAACAAGGACGCAATGGCAGAAGCCTCTGTTGAAAGTGTAAAGAAAGATGAAATTCTTGAAGCTGCAGTTGTTCAGCTTGAAGACAAGAAGGACGAAATTGAAAAGAAGGTGGATGAGGTTGCAGACAAAGCAGAGGATGTGATTGAAAAGGTTGCTGAGGAAGTAGGTAAAAAAGTAGAAGACGCTGTAATGTCTGTCATCGACAAATTGGACGACAATCCTCAAGTCGCAAAGGTTCTTGACGTTGTTGAGGATGCTGTCATCAAGCAACTTGATGGTCGTGAAGTTACTTGCTCTTGCTTTGGATGGCTGGTTGCTCTACGTATAACTCGGAAAATCCGGGCGTCTCCTCCATCCAAATCCGAGGATGTCCAACCGAAAACAGTGACTGCTTCACCTTCTCAAGATTCAAAGGCTGAGGAATTACCCCAAGCCAAGGCTCCTCAACAAGAGTCAGTATAGAAACATCGGGTTGAATGTAAAATCGTTGACGTTTGTGTAGTTCTGGAATATAACACCATCCATCTTTTGCCCAAATGAATGTAACAACTCGTACTTCATTTGGGTTAGTCAAATCGAAAGGATAAGACTCTGGATCCATTCGTTTCACGTTCATGTTTAGTTGAATCGGCGATTGCTTTTGTTGGCAAATTCATTTTTAATCGAAGCTCATCACAGGATTGAATTATTTCTGTAAGAATTTGAACATCGTACATCGAACTATGCAACGATTCTTTGTTTGGTTGACGCTTAAATACATATTCATACAGCTCACTCAATTTGGGAGACTTGTATGATCCGTATGCGGTTCGAAGTTTACAAATATTTCGAGAAAGCTCCATAGTACAAACCAATTTCTTGTACAGGGATCCAAACGGCAGTTCCAAATCCCAATGAATTGCATTATGAAGAACGTTGTAGTCAAACTCAATATTGTGCGCTACAAGAACATCAGCACTTTCTCCAAGAAATTCTCCAATAACTTTTGCCAAGTCCGCTCCTTCTTTCGTGGCTCGTTCTTGAGTGATTCCATGAATACGAACAGAATCTTCTGGAATGGTCCATCCAAGAGGCTTCACTATGTAGCTATTCTTCTTTTCAATCGTATTCGTATCAACATTTAAAATAACCCAAGAGATGGACACGATGTGTGGCCAATTTTTGGGTCCTTTCGCAGAAGGTTCTCTAGATCGTGGTAACCCAGTTGTTTCAGTATCAAAAATTAGAAGTTTCATTTATAGTGTAAACTGTAAGTGGTCTGTAATTCGTTTTAGAAACCACCCATGAGGTGATAGCTCACAAGTCCGAAGACAGCGGCGTGGACGAGGAGACCGTAGTTGGTGGGGCAACCAGCTTCAGCGATCTTGAAGAGAGACGTGAACTGGGGAACAACCGCACCAATCACACCACCGACAACCTGATCGACTAGGCGATAGGTAAACGGGGACGAGATAACGTAGAAGAGAAGAGCGGCAGTAAGCGCGGCCTGCATTTTGCGAGAAAGCATCATTTTGTATATTTATCCAACATTATTTATGAGAACGTCTTTTGAGTTTGAACAATAGCCGAAATCCAAGAAGGAATATTTTCAATCAACGAATGAACGGCAACAATGTCGTGAGGAACTGAATAATGAACGTCAAGCGTAGTGCTTTCGCAAATAAACAGAATTGCTGTATTCAAAAAACAGATACGCTGTTTCATATTTGTGGGTGACCAGCGCAAGCAGTGAAACTTGAACAGAGAATCCATATAAGGCTTTAATGTCCCAGATTGAGGTGAATGATGACTGGCATCTTGAACACACTCCCAAATCATCCAAATCACTAAACTCGCATATTTTTCATCAACAAATGGGTTGGGCCTATACGAGCATGGTAAATCTGTTTTGTTTTGCTTTTTAAATTGGCTTGCGTACTTCAGCATCCACGCAACCCAGTAGAGTGCTCTACTCACATCTCGAGTTTCAGGACGAAGACAATACGCAAGCTCGTTGTAAGGAACATACAGTTCGATTGGATCATGTTCTTTCATCAGGTGTTTCGCATAATTTGCAGAAGGAGCTTTCAAATTTTCTGTTATCGTAACTTGGAGAAAATCATGTTCAGGTTTAATTTTTGGAAGAGGAGGTAATTTATTTTTGCGACACATTGCGATGGAAGCTGCGACTTCACAAATTAGAGTTCGTACATCGGGGTTGTTGCGTATTTCAGTCATATTCATAATTGAATATTGACCTTCGTAGGGAGCAAACTTTTCATACAGTTTGACCAAATATAAAAATGCATTTGGTGCTGCTCGATTAATGTGCTTTGCAGTTGATTCAAACAGTGTTTGCCACATTGAATGGATTAATCCAGAACAGACAAGTTCAAGTGTCCAATAACAAGCATAATCTGCATGACCAAGCTTGATATTCTCATCTAAAACTTTGTATACATGTTGTCTTAAGTGACCTGAAAATGTGAACTTTTGAAAGTCCACAACCGTTCGCTGGTCATAAATGTTCATTACACTTTTCAAATAAACATTAAGTTGTATAATTTCCGAGTTGACCAACTAAATTCTTGATTATATCATCATACAAATCTCGCAGATTAAACGGTATAAACTTTAATCCAACTCCGACAAAGAATGCTAATTCAATTGAAATAATGCAAACAAATAAAACCAAATTTAATGTTACTATATGATTTATGTCTAATTGACCTTGCTGTATAATCGATAAAGTTGCCCAAAGACTTATAGTAATTGAAAGACCAGCTAATAACCACAGCGATACAATTGTTGATTGATTTAATGATTGTAAATATCCAGGGTCTTGGTCTATAAGTTTATATCCAGCATTTTTACTATAATTTGGCAAAACTGTAGGTGTTTGTAACCCATTCAGTGCATTGCAGATGTCTTGTTTCATAACTGCGGATGCAACCGGTTGTGCTAAAAATGTAATGAACGGAGTCCAAAATCCCCAAAGTGACATGGATCCTATAAGTCCATTTACAACCGCATATGCTACTGGCTGATTTCTCAGCCAAAAATTGGTATTATCCATTAATCAATGGAAGTGATGTTTTTTGCAGAGGTATTATCTCATATATCGTTTTTTATTGTTTTTTTAACCATATTTTACGTTACATATGTTGGATACATTCAACAACAATCAATGATCAATGAATTTACTGGATTAATAAAAGAATCGTTTCAGTTTTTAGTTGTTCTATTTCCTCCTCAATTGCTACAGTTTTTTCAAGATATTTTATATGCATCTACGGGTTTTGTAGACCCCGCACTCGATAAACTTGTAAAGCAAGAAACAGGAGCAAATACTCAAGTTTTAACCCCTGTCTATACAGGTGTATTCACTGCAGCATCGTTAGGTATATTTATTTCATGTTTGATTACATACTTTGCTGGTCACAGCATAGTTGAATTAATATATACAAATTTAATAAGCTTATCGTTTGTTGCTCTAACTGATTTTATAATTGTTGCATTGTATGGACAATTTAGATTAATTGATACGCAATATCTTGCAGGAGCATTTAGTGTAAAAGCTGCTGGAGGACAGTTAAATTGCAATGTAGTTGAAAATACTTTATTTTCAATATTCCCATTTCCCTGGATTCAAAATTTAATTGGTGGGTTTTTAAAGTCAGAAGGCATGTAATTATTTCGTAAAATAGCAAATATATTGGTATTCTTTACCGACGTTCAGCATCGGCACTGCTTCTACAAATGTAAATCCAGAAGTTTTGAAAATGTCAATCATACGTTCCTTTGAAGGCATTACCCAGTGATGTTTGTTTTCACGATATTTCTTACCACCGTTATCGTCTTTGTCGTAATATGTGAAGACTTCATTGTATTCCGCATCGTCTTCATCGCGCTTCTTAACGAGCTTTCCAGTATACTTGAACTTATCAAAGTAGACATTTGAGTCAGTTTGACGTTCTAACGAATATTTCTGGAGTGAGAAAGCGGCGAAAGGTGTTGCCAAATCATGAAGAGGATCATAATTATCTGGATCAACCAAATGAACCACAAAGAATCCTCCGGGTTGCAGCCACTGATATGCATTGTCTGATACTAGCTTGGGATTTTCAAATTGGTAAGCTGAAAAATTTAGAAGAAGACAGTGACTTGCTGATTTCGGAGAAAACAGGTGACTCTGAGTAACGTCTCCTTTCTGAAACTTTGCACCTGCACATTCCTTTCGGGCCTTCTGCATCATCGCCTCCGAAGTGTCTATTCCAATGTACTCCACTCCCAAATTCTTAAACCAGCACGCGTGAGGAGCTGTTCCCGAACATAAGTCCAGCACCTTTACAGAATCCTTTGGCCAGTCGGCCAGTGAAATGTCCTGCATAGATACTTGTTCAAATTGCAGCTTCTCGTTGGAATGCCACAGCATGTTGTAAATGGCAGCATATTCCGAATCGTAAATTTCTTCAGGTGTTTCATACGTCACTCCTTCTTCGTTTTCAAAATTTTCTATACTCGACACCCAAGTTGTCACCGAGTATAGTAAAAAAATTAAAAATGCAATAATCATGTACTCCACCGGCATCTTGTTGTTTAATGAGAAGCTCTTTTTCCTCCTACAGGCACATTCATAGATGAATACCCGAAATACCCTTTGATAACATCGAACTTTTTATAGAGTAAATAGAGGACAACAAGACCTAAGACAGCTAAAACCACATCTAAGAGAATAGGCATATAATTTGTAGGAGTTTCCTGAGTGGACGGAACTCCGAGAACTGACAAACGATTGAGTACACTAGCCTTGTCCTTCTCAGATTGAAGTTGCTTTTTTAAGTAATCCAAATCTTGTTCATCACTAACTTCCTGTGTTTTCAAAGCATTCATTAAATTTACAAATACTTTTTGAGACGATTGTTGTTTTTTCAAATCTTCGTATTGAGTTGTGTACGATGTGATCTTGGGAGAGATTTCATTCTTTGCAATTTTAGATTTTTCTTGTGCCAGCCATCCATCTCCATTCAATGCAGTGTAATATGCGATTCGAGCTTGTTCATATCCTTCCGGATCTTGATCTCGAGTTTGTTCTTTTTGATCTAACGTTGTTTTCAAACCTGATAACAATTTTTGACGCTGACAATCCGCATCACAAACAGGAGGAAGTGGAGGAGCTTGTTGCGGCGGCGCTTGTGGCGTAGGGACAGATGGTTGATTCCCCATTCTTATCAATTAGCCTGAAGAATAAATGATATATCCTAGACCACCTACAAGAATTACAAGAGCAATTGTGTGAAGTATGCTGCCCAAGAAAGATCCAAACATATACAGCACAATTACAACACCTACCAGCATAAGCAGCTTTTGAAGAAGAGGTTCGGTTGACGCGATTGTATCAAGCTGAGATTGATTGCTTATAATTTTATCACGATATGCAGAAATATCGGACGTATCCTGCTGTACACTCTGTTTGTCAAACTTGAAAAACTTGGTAAAGAATCCCACAACTTCATTAATTTGTTTGTTTGCAATCATAAGATTGGTTTGCTTGTTGTATTCGTCTGTCACATTGGAAACAACTTTGTCTCGAGTTTGATCAAACGGATTCACATTGTTCATGATCGTAGTATAATCGGGCTTATCGAGACGATTAAAAATGTTTCCAACATTACCAGCTGTTGTACCTGTCATCCAAATACTTTTTCCAGAAGGATCGGCTGTCATGTTCAGGGGAGCATACCCACCTGTATCTAGCGGATCCACTTCCTGCGGTGTACTGCAATCTCCTTCACAACGATATGCTTTGGATGATGTATCAACTCCATAGAGAGCAGTAGAATCTGCCTGACCAATTACAGATAACAACTTTAAACCTGAAAGACCACTAACACTAGTCCATCCAGACTGAATGTTTTCATCTGTCTTCATAGCATTTCCAGATGCATCAACTCCATACAGAGAACTATCACTTGATGATGTGATTTTTACCTTATTTTCAGGGCTTGCAATCCAATTTGACATAGTACACGGCTTGGGGCACTTTTGTTTGTTGTTTGATCCATCTTGTGCCCAAATGTATGTGTGAGTAGAAAATACCTGAGTAGCAGGGAATGGTACAGGGACCATGTTCCAAGATCCGGTATTTGACGCTGAATTGCTGTATAAAACTGTTTTTCCAGCTGTTGTCGAAACAAGAACATAAACATTCGTAGAATCAGTTGTTAAGTCGAGAACAGACGACAATCCCCACTGACTCGTATCGATCATAGTCCAATTTCCAGTGCAAGGTAGTTGACATACAAAAATACCACTGCTAGAATTGTACCCCCAAAGATACCCAGCAGCAGAAGAAGACGATTTTACCAGAGATCCTGGGATGTTTGACCATTGTAAAGAAGATGATAACTGTGTCGTTACAATGCCATTAATTCCACCCGTAGCTGTATCGTATTCATTCTGAAAGTCCATACTCCTATTATAAAGTGTTTAGAACTTGTATCTGCTCAAGTAAAGCGGACGAGCTAAATAATAAAATTCAACCGCTCCAGTTCCTCCATTAGGAGTTGTACCCGCATTTAAGTGACCTTCGCGGAGGAAGGGCTTAACGGATTGATCTCCTTTAGTAGACTTCGCATTCTGACTCGCAACAGACAGAGTTCTACGCTTCATCTCAAGAAGCATAGAGTAATCTGTCGCCGGACCCTTTTGGACGCCATTCTTCTGATTCAATTCAACTTTCGGCATTTATTCTATCTACACAAAATGTAATGGAAATCAAACAGTTTCAAGACTCTCGCAACGCGAAGGTAGCGGAGTTTCAAAAAGAATACAATTTCTTGAAGACAGAATATTCTACAAATTTATTAGCTGCGATTCAAGAACCAGATCCCGCTGCTCAACAAAAACTAATTTCAACCGTTCTGCAATTAAATACAGAATTGTCAAATCAGGTGCGAGGGATTCTGACAGATCTCAACCAAGGGTCAGATTCATTTGATCCCAAAACCCTTGAAGACTTAACGAATGATTTAATTGAATATCAAAAACAGTATCGTGAAATTCAGGACAACAAAGATAAACTTCAAACTTTGAAACTTATTTATAGTTCAAGCAAATCTAAGCTTCAAGAAACTCAAACAATGTATACAGTCTATTTGGGGGCACTTATTCTTTTGACGTTCATAGTTATTTATTTAGTGTTTCGTACTCCTGGAACTTCCATTGTAGATACGGTTACATCTACTGTAACACAAGTAGCAGGACGGCGATGGCGCTAAGCACACCAATTGAAATTGTATACGATTGAGGAATTTGAACACCCGGAGTTGTTGTGGCTGTATTCATTCTCATAGAAGCCCCAATTGCTCGATCACGATCTTTTACAATGTTCTTCTGGGTAGACCGAATACCTCCTTGAAGATCACGTAGTTTACCTTCAACATCTGTATTGTAAAAATCAGAAATTTGTTGATTTTGTGAATTTACTTGATCTTGGAGACTCGACAATATGGTTTGAATCCCTTGCTCTGCACTCATATATGAGTTTTGATAACTAGCATTTCCAGTTACTTTGTATTGCAAATAGTTATCGTGATAACTACTTGTCAATGTCGTGAATTGTTTGTCCATTTACTTTACACTTCATAAACATTTGGAACGCAATAACGGTATCGTCTATTTTCAGCAGATGCTACACAGAGTCCGGAAATTTCTACAACATCTCCAGGTCTAGCACCAATCCAACGAGCCATTGCATCCTGTGAATCGATTTTGGGGAGTCTTTTCAAATCTTGAATGTTGTACTGTTTCATCATTTTTGTTTTCTCATCTTCGGTCAGAAGCCTATGCTTAGGAACCTTTCGATGTTTGGAAATATCGAAGTTTAGATGAGAAATATAAAACATTTGAACAAGTGTATTTTCGGGAGCTGCCAAATAATGACGAAGAAGTTCTACAACTGATTCTGAGGGTTTCGTAAGCGTCACAATAATTGTTCCAGCAGTATGGTTGTTCTCAGTTGCATACGCCAGAATGTTTTTGAATTCACTTGCAGTAAGACGAGTCTTTTCGCTAAAGACAATTAGAACTCCTCCAAACGTATACATCCTCGTTTCATCAAGAGGATTTCCAACAGGTTCAAACTTTTCTGATTTAATTCCACGAGCTGTAAGCATTGATTGTAAAGTTTCAAGAGCACGGTCCTCCATGGTTCTGTTATCAATAGAATGTGAAAAAGGTATTCCATTTTTCACATGCTAAATGTAAATGAATTGGACAACTTTTTACGGAGGTTTAGGTCCTTCTCTGATAATACTGGTTGCAATTGGTGTAATTGTATGGTTTATTCTTCCTAACAAGGAACACTTTGTTCCTGAATTTTTAGACCAAGGAAATGTGAAGAGAACTATGGAAACAGCAACGTCATCGTATGCTCAGGAAACAAACCACTTTAAGTTAACACCTCCTGCTCCTGAACCCATCGATGGATCTCAAACTCCTTTCCGTGTGAATATGTTTAATTCCTATACCGTATAAGAGTATTTAAATGGTGATTGCGAAGTGTAAACAAATGAGATTTCACGCATTTGGTTTGCCCCACACAATTACGCGAAAAGATTATTCGGCTTGTGCATTTACTCAAAAAGTTTTAAAATGGTGTAAGATGATGACCCGCAGAGGTCACACTGTATATCATTATGGTCACAAAGACTCCGAAGTTGAATGTACTGAGCACGTTCCTGTAACGTATGATGAAGATTTGAAGATTGCATACGGAGATCTTGATTGGCGTAAGAACTTTTTCCAACACAACACTTCTGATCATGCTCATCAAATCTTTGTTCAACGAGCAATTGCTGAAGTTGGAAAGAGAAAGCAGAAGGGCGATTTCGCGCTCTGCTTTTGGGGATATGCACATCGCCCAATCTTTCAATCACACCCCGAACTCATCCCGGTAGAACCTGGAATCGGATGTACGAATGAACCCTGCTGTCCTCAAAACGTTTACGAATCATACTCTGTTATGAACCAAATTTATGGACAATACAAGCGGTCACCTCACTGGTATGATGCGGTCATTCCTAACTACTTTGATCCAGAAGATTTTGAGTTCAACGATAAGCCGAAAGATTACTTTTTGTTCGTAGGACGTATTATTGCTGCGAAAGGTATTGGAATTGCAGTAGATGTAACTCGACGAATCGGTGCTAAGCTTCTTGTAGCAGGACAAGGTGATCTTCAAAGTATTCTGGGATACAAGCCTGATCACGTTGAAATAATTGGATATGTCGAACCCAAACAGCGCTGTGAACTTATGAAAAATGCAAAAGCTGTTCTAACTCCAACTCATTACAATGAACCGTTTGGCGGTGTAATGGTAGAGGCTCTTTTTTGCGGTACCCCCGTAATTTCAACAGATTGGGGAGCGTTTGCCGAAAACAATCTTCATGGAGTTACTGGATACAGATGCCGTACTATGGAACAATTTGAATGGGCTGCTCGAAATATCCACAAGATTGATCGTAAAACGTGTCATGAATGGGCAATGAAAAACTTTAGTCTTGAGCGTGTAGGACTTATGTATGAAGAGTATTTCGAAACTCTTACAAAAGTTCACAACGGAGACGGTGGGTTTTACGCTGAAAATCCTGGAAGAACCAACCTTGATTGGATGATGCGCTATTATCCCGAAGGAGTGCTCAAAGCACAAGCGTCATCTTCTCTTTCGGAGATTGAGGAATCGTTCCAGTCTTGCGATATTCAAGAACTTCAGACCAAACTTGAGTCAGTGAAGGTAGATTCACAACCAACCAGTTCGGCTGATGCTTCACAGTAACTGCTCTCCAGTTGTTTAGCATCCAAAACGTAGTTGTGTATTGTTCCCATTTGTCACCAATCATTTTTTCCTTCCATGCAATGTATTCACTTTCTTCACTGAAATCTTTGTATAGCACATTTCCGGTTTCTTTGTGAACTGCAAAATATGATTTGATAGGAGCTGTACAGTTCACAAACTCTGTATAATTTAGCTCCTTAAATTGAACTTCAATGTATTCACATTCATCAATTCCAGTACACTCCATTTGGAGCTGCATTTGATGAAAGTACGCCGGAGGAATTGGTGTGTGCTCGGTAAACTCTCTTGAAATAGGGCATTTGAATTCTACAAGTCTTCCATATCGTTTGTCCGACGTGTCCTTCGTTAGAATAATCCCATCGGGGGATGCTCCTAGAAATTCAACCTTTGGATGAGGGATACACGGCAGATCCACAATTTCAATGTTGTATTGAAAGGATTCATAAATTCGTTTAGCAATTGGCTCAAATTGAGTACCCCAAACTAGAGCGCGTGGACCTGTTCCTGGAGCCGTATATTCTCGAGGAATAAGTTTTCCCAAAATAAGTTCATGTCGTTGCGTTGGAGTAGCATCTGGAAGTCCTTTGTAAATTTCTGATGCAGTTAGCATTTGACCACGTTTAGTATGCCATGCATCTGTACGCTGATCACTCTGTCCATAGGTTTCAAGAAGATACTTAACTTGTTCAACTCTTGACATGTTTTGGACTTATTCCTAATCGTTATTATAAAACCGTTTTACATGTTTCAACCTAAAATGAAGCAAATGGAAATCCAATCACAAGAACAATGGGTATTATTTCGTCTCGAGAAATTCTATGGAAATGCAGCCAATGTTCAAAAAGTAAAAGATATCCTAGAAGGAAAGTCTATCCTTTCTCTGCGTCTAGTCGATTGGTTCGTAACCAATTACGCAAAGAAGTTCAACACGTCGTTCGTCACAAAATCAGGGAAGCACGTAATAGTTTATCTCTCATACAAGTCTCATCTAAAGGCGTACAGCAAAAAGATGTTTGACCCGTTTTGTCGTTCGAAGCGAATCAAATTTATGGATTTTGATACTACTGTAGGTCAACTTAACTTTTTTGAATGGGCGATTACAGATGACATTCTGGATTATCTTGAAACAAACCATGACCAAGTTCATCAAGACATGGAAACTCGTCTGAAGGAAGTTGATACAGAACCTCATCGCAAACGTCATGAACTTTCTAAATCAGCTACAAATTCTATGAAATATCACGATGTTAAGGTGACTGTAAAATTTGATTAATAATTTCAAATCCACGATCATACAACTCTAGAACTTTATGTCTATATGAAAATTTAAATCCAAACATGTGCTCTTCGTCATCGGTACCGATACCAAAAGCACTTGTTAATTCTAAATTCGGAGATATATCCTTATTGCTTACCAAATTGGACATGTCATACGATTTTATGCAATGTACTGGAATTTGAATTAGATCATCTTTGTATCGAATGAGCAGATATGTACCATCTCGTAGTAATTCAAAGTTATCTGGAGTGCAATCGTAATAAATAGTTCTTTCAAGTCCCATTTTGATTCGTGTGGACTCTAATAGAAGTGTTTCCATTTTGCGGAAGTTTCTACAAAACATTAAATTTAGTAAAAAACAAGTTTATCGTTATATCATATATCTATTAAGGTTTATTGACAAACTCTTTGGTTTTTACATAAATGCTAAAGATATCCTGTTCACAACTTGATGGACAATAAATTGTAATTTTATCTCCAAAGCATAGTCCAATATCATTTTTTCTTCCGGCGATTACTTCATTTTCGTACCTCGTACGAAGATGAATAGCGTAATCAGTTTGTAATTCTTGTTTTGTCAACATTACCATCCCGCTTTTGCACTTTAGAGTAATTGATTGTGCTCCATATGGCATCGTAAATCTACCAATACTTGAAAGATCGGTGATATACAGTTCCAATTTATCATCTTCACAAACAGAAAGATTATAACAGGGCATTTTAGTTGGATTCGTTAGAGTACATTACTTTCAAATCCATTTTGGAAGCAAGATGTTTTCCCTTCTTCGCAAAGGGTTGGTATACAAAGATATTTCTCCCGATATTGTTGAACATGACCAAGATATTGATGCAGATCAGTGGGTATATGACGATCGTGAAGTCTATCGTGGACGATTCGATCCTCGATACACTGAATATAATTTGAATGTATATTGGTTGTACGATGATAACCTAAATCGAGTTGGCCTTGCAGAACACGATGCTGACAATCAAGCAGACTACAAGGCTCTCTGGTTTTACAAAAACCCGTTTGCTACTCTGTATCAAGACGAGTCTTGGGAGACCAAAGATAAAACAGTTTGGTCTTTAATGAGCAATGAAGCATATCAGGATTGTTTAGAAGATGATTTTAAAACTGTATTTGATCGCTGTTTATCAAGCAAATACAGGCTGGTAACTCCTGAGTTTTTAATCACTCCGCCTACTGTGTACGAATGTACAAAGTGTGGTAAGAAGTCTTTGCAAAAATTGAAAAATTGTACGAGTGTTATCGAAACACCCTATTTTTCTACTTCAAATTTATTGTTTATTGATGAATCGTTTGTTCTTTACGAACGATCTACACAGCACCAGCCGCAGCTCGCTTCTTACGAGCCGGAGCAGACGGTGCAACTACAGGAGGAGGGGCAGGAGTCGGTGACTCATACCCATCCTGAGCAACTTCCTCTTCCTTCTCAGGCTCAGCAGCCTGAGATTCAGTTTGAGGCGCATCAGTCTCCTCTTCAGTTCCAAACAGATCAACAGCACGGACTCGAGAGCTCGGGAATAGCTGGGCAGCACGAAGCTTCCAAGTAACACCGAGACCACCACCGGCCATTGTATAAGTGCTGCAAATCACAGCAAGCTTTGCTTGAACATTGTTAGAGAACACAGTTTGAAGAGTATCGGGAGTAACATACACGGGATTTCCGCGATGATCCACAATTCCCTCCTTATCAATGCTGACCTTGTCGTCGTAGACAGGAATCTTGATTAGTAGACTAGGCGGGTACTTTCCATTCGGAACCTGCTCGCCATCGATCTTGTCGTGTGAGATACGAACGATCTTTTTGAAGCTCTCACGAATACCTTCCTCGCTACGCTTCTTGCCAAACCACTTGGCACTGTTTTCAACAGCTGCCTTCACAACCATCTCCTCTAGATCGAGGAGTGAGTTATAAAGCTTACCGATGTCACTGTTATCATCACTGCGCTCACGACCATAATTGTCGCAGCCAGCAAATGAATATCCTAGACTATAACTGATCTTCCCAGTCTTCTGATCCTTAAGCGTTACCAGTCGAACCGGTGCTTGAGGGAATAGAATTTGGAAGAAGCTCTTCTCATCACCATACTTCATATTAATGGGGGGAGTGCGTCCAGTTTTTGCGATTCCAAGTGCAAAGCTAACCTTACTAGGATTGAAATTGCGGGCAGTTACGGAAACGTTTGAGGCCATCTGTTCTTTTTTTGTATATGTATAGTACCCCAGTTAGCCGTAAATCCGTTTTTCATGTAACATTTCTAGTTTCATTAACAATGGCGTTATGCGCTTCGTGTAAGAATAGAATGTCGAATGAAAGATGCACAAATACTGCATTAAATGGGTTAACTTTGTGTGGAAAACATGCAAAGGTTAAGTTTCCAAGGCTATGGCATGTAGTCAACAATGTTGGATTAAAAACTAATTTAATTTCCAAACTCTGGAAAGGCTTTTCTGTTCGAAAGCGTCTTCAATTAGCAGGTCCAGGTGTGTTGAAACGAAAAGTTTGTGTCAACACAGATGAGCTTGTGTCATTAGAACCTATAGCAAGTGTAGATGTATTTAATTATTTTGGATTTGAAGAGAATGGAAAAGTGTATGGATTTGATATTCGTACAATTTTAGATTCACTTAACAGAAGCATAGCTCCCACAAATCCATATACTCGTCAACCTTTAAAAATTGAAGACAGAAAACGGCTGAGAGAGTTGTATGCATATAGAATACGTAACAAGTTAGAAAACACATATGAAAACAACGTTCTCAAAACAGCAGAATCTATCTTGCAAAATCGATGGATGCAAGTTTGTCAAATTATTGAAGAGAATGGGTTTTTTAACACAAATCCAAATCTATTTTTACAACTAGGCAAAGGTAGATTATTTGTACTGCTTTCTCTAATTCACAATGATTTGCAAACTTGGGCTGCAGAGCATAAACCACCTCATTCAAAACGTTTTTTGTATGTGTTCTGGACAAGCAATGTGTTGAAAAAAATAGCAACAGCTCAATCAACAATAGAGTACTCTTTCTTCGTGTCCAGCATACTTCTTTCAATTTTGTATGATTCTGTAGAACCTTATAATGTCTGTTTTATAATTATGAGCGCCCTGTACCGTTTGTGATTTAAACAGGTCAGGGTAATACAGAGTATAACCCGCGTTAGAAATGGCCCCTTCTAAGTCTACTAGTAATTCAAACATGCCCGCTGAAAAGAAGACCAAGACCGCTGCCCCCGCTCCTGCTGAGACTGCTGCCCCTGCCCCTGCCCCCAAGGGTCGCAAGGCTGCCGCGAAGGCCGAGGTGACCGTCCCTGTGTCTGCTCCTGCCCCCGCCACTGCACCTGTTGTCGATGCCGCCCCTGTTGAAGTCCGTACCGCTGATGCTATCCTCACTGCCCTCCAGGAGACCCTCAAGGCTCTCGGCTCTGAGGTCACCACTCGTGTTCGCGCCGCTGTTCATGAGGCCGTTGAGGCGACCAAGGCCCTCAAGCGTGAGGCCCGTGATTCCAAGCGTCGTCGCCGCCCTGATCCCTCCACGATGACCCCGGAGGAGAAGAAGGCTTGGGAGGCTCGTCGTGCGAACAATGCGTTCCTCAAGCTCCGCCCGATCTCCGATGAGCTCGCTACCTTCATGGGTCTCCCCGCGAAGTCCCAGCGCAGCCAGACGGATGTCACCAAGTTCGTCTCCACCTACGTGAAGACCCACAACTGCTTTGACCCGAACTTCAAGCGCCGCATCATCCCCGATGCCAAGCTCGCGAAGCTCCTCCGTGTCAAGGATGGTCAGGAAGTCACCTACCTCAACCTCCAGAGCTTCCTCAAGGTTCACTTCATCAAGCCCACCGCGTGAATTGATCTTCCGCGCAAAGAGTGGATGAAAATGTCGCCTGCTGAAATTGGTGAACGAAGAGCAGAATTGGAGGCCCGATTTTCGATTCTTAATAAATGGCCAAAGTTTCCAGTTTCTTAAAAACTGGTGGTGGACGGTATTATGCCCCCAAATTATAAAAATCAACTCGGAAACCCGAAGTGATTTTTATGGAAACTGAATAACTACAAAAATGACTACTATACCATTATTCTATCGTGTAGTTATATCGTATGACATTCAGCCTGAAATATGGCCTTCAATAAGTTTACATTGCTCAAGGTTTGATGCGTATGAGTATTATAACAAAATTATTGAAATTGTAAAATCTCATCCGAACTGTTTGTATAATGAAGTGCCTGTTCACAATATTCGTCTAGATGCACCTTATATACATAAAACTGTTATATTAGAGCAGTTTGTTGCAAGAATGTATTTGCAGAGTAAAAAGTTTTCCACGTTCATTCAAAAATTAGTGGTAGATGAGCCACTACTTTTTAGAAATCAAGAATGATTTTTACTTCAAACTTTGTGAGCAGTAGTAAATTCATCACTAAAATTTACTACTTTTACAGTGGTAGCGGCAACCCTTTCTTTCATAAGAACTTCTTCTCGCTTCAGTTTGATGAATATGATTGCGATGGCCACAACTACGATTGCAACTGGGGCTCCGATAACAAGCCCCCAATCAGTTGAACTTGCACTAGTTTCTTCTTCAGTATACGCTTTGCATGTAACAAACATTGTTTCATTAATAGTCAGCATTTTTGTATAAAACCCATCTGGACAATACACTGGTCTGCTTAGTTTTCCATTACCCATTTGCGTTATAACCCAAATTACATTTAAGCCTATTATGACAACAATAAAATATGACAAACGCTGCAGCAGGATTAATGATGTTGAATGATTGTATGAAGATTGCTGGAAATATTATAATACCTCGGCGAGATGAAACGTGGAGAGAAGTGAGGTGTTATACACATGCATGTCGCCGTCAGTTCTTACAAACTGATTTTCAATTTGTAGACGTGATTCGATGTGGACGATGCGATGAACTTGTGAAAAATCCATGGAAGGATAAATCGGTGCCCAAAGAAATTACGCTACCTCCTAAACCCAAACCAGTTCTTAAACAAAGAAACTTTGTACAAGAAAAAATCATTTTTGAAAGGGACCCGCCCGAAATCAGGTTACCTCCTATAGCAAAACCGATACAGCCAGTAGTGGTACCGCCCAAACCCGTAATTAAAGAAGTAGAACTACCGCCCATAAAACCAGCAGAACCTGTAAATACTCAACGCGACATTCTGCTTGATAACTTCCCTGGAAAAAAGCCTACAACCATAACAGAGAAAATCTCAAACCTTTTCTTTGGAAGTGGAGATACTTCATTCTTTCCAGTTGTAGTTGATTGGGACAAGGGATACAAGCGAATGAAGATAGAATAATTCTTAAAAAACGGATTTATTGACCAAAAAGACGATACTTTCAACACAGAGCAGAATGTCCGACAAGCCCAAGCGTATTATTACGGAGGAGCAGAAGGAGAAGATGCAGGCAGCAGCCAAGATTGCGCGGGACAAGCGCAAGGCAGAGGAGGAGGCAAATCCAGCGCTTCGAGAGGAGCGACTGGCCAAGGCCAAGGCAAAGCGTGAGGCCAAGAAGAAGGGAGACGAGAAGTCTACTGATGGAAGTGAAAGCGCAGATTCATCTGCCGCTCCTGCAAAGGATAAGCCTAAGAAGGAGCGTAAGAAGCTTTCCCCTGAGGCTCAAGCTGCAGCCACTGCCAAGAGAAAGGCAACGCTTGCCGCCAAGAAGGCAGCTGCGTCAGTTCCTGCCACCGTAAAGGAGGAGGATGAGACCGATGAGACCGATGAGTCGGATTAACAAAAACGGATTTATTCCACTTTTTGACTTTACACTTCAACTAAAATGGCAGACGACGAGAACAAGAAAGTTCGTAAGTGCGGATTCTGCGGGTATAATGGTCATGATCAGAGAACGTGCGAATTAAAAAAACTTAAGAAAATTCGTAAGTGTGGAATTTGCGGCAAGGACGATCATGATAAGAGAAAGTGCCCTGACAATGTAAAAAAGGTTGAAGTTAAGCCTGAAACGAATACTCAACTTCAAACTGTGTACGGTGTTCTCGTCAAAGAAGATAATGGCGATGATGTACATGAATGGTTTCGACTGTTCTCTACCGTAAAAGGCAGTATGACTATGATTGCTAATGTTATTGAATCATTCAATACAGAGCATGGAGATAGTGATGTTGAAATTGCTGAAAACAAGGCACCAACTTCAACGTATTACAAAAATCTGTTTTATTACAACGATGATGAATTGTTCAATACAATTCCAGTCCCTACCGAAGAGTTTGTGACAGAACTACTAAAAAATACACGCGAATGTGTTAAACTTCTGATCAAAATCGGAGATAGAATTGGTGGAGCACAAGCGTTTGGATGCGAAATTTCAGTATTCAAGAAGGAGATCAACGTGTAAAAATGGATTTAAGAACATGACACTTTTTACATTATAACAAAATGCCGCCTCAGAAGAATTCAGGTAACAAGAAGGGAAAGAAGGGAGAGAACAACACATCGATTAAAAACCGTAAGTTTGTGAATCAACTTATTGCTGACCTCCGCCAAGATAAAGCTGTCGAAGACATCTATCTTGGCCGAGTAACTCGTAAGCTCGGCAATGGCCGAATGGAAGTATTCTATGTGGCAAAGGAGAAGGAGAATACATTTGACAAGGAAGGCAACGACATTGTCAAGGAAGTTTATCGTCCTTATGAAAAGCAAGCATCAATTAAGGGAAGTTTCCGCGGAAGAGGAAAGCATTCTGTATGGATTGATGTTGGAACTGCGGTTGCAATCGCAGACAGTGGGTTGGGAATGTTTACAATTATGGCAGTTCTCACTCGTGAACAACTAAAAGACATTTCAAATGAAGTATACGTAGATGAGCGCGTGATGAATGGAGTTGTAGATGGATCTGAAAATGCTCAGGATCAAATTGAATTTGATGAAGACACAGACCTATCAGACGGAGATATTGACAATATCTAAATCCGTCACAATCAATTCATGCGGAAGAGAAATATATAAAACAGTGCTAAAAAAAGGACTGGTTCTACCGTCTAAAATCATACTTCTGATTTTTGAATTTTCAAGAAGAGTTGATAAGACTCTGTGAAACAATTGTTCTTTGCGAACTACGGGTTTTACTTCAATGTTGCATGTTTTTGTTTGCGAGTTCCATGCACACAAGTTTCCAGAACAACTATCTTTAGATTTAAATTGTCCACAAGGAGTTCTAACTTTGGATAAAAATTCAATCGGCGTATCCAATTTCGCATACTCAACTTTTCGTTCAAACCATTCTTGCAAGAGTGGCTCAACTTTCTTGCGATTTGGAAATGCTTCTTGTAAACTGAATCTCAATTCTTTGAACTTTTCTTTCAAATCGTGAGTGAGTTCAAATAATAAAAATTCATAAATTTCAGACATATAATTTAATCGTTTGTAATCTCGAATTAGTTCTTCCGATTCATCACCAAATACTAATTTTGATTCTGCAATTTCATTTGTAGTTTCAATAATTTCTAGGGGTTCTTTTGCATCTACACTTTCTGGAACTACCGGTATTCTCAAACCACTTTTAAGCAGTACCTCAACTCGCTCCCCCGAGCTATTCCCCAAATCCTCTACCCACTTGTACCCCTCTGTGTACTTCCCCGCAATGTCGAGGTATTTTAAAACAGTTTTATGAGTTGGTAATTGATCTATCGGAATTTCACTAAACCCTATAATCTTTGTTTGAGAAACATCTTGCAAAGGTACAGGATTAAACGGTAGAATCATTGTGCTTGGAATATACAGCGCTTGTCCACGTCCAAATGGATCCAGCACAATTTGAAAATTATCCTTGCCACTTTGAATTAGAACTTCTTTAATAACGGTTAGAGCATCTGTATAAGAAGGAACAGATGTTACACAGGATTGATTCCTTGCTTTCTCTACGATCAAATGAGTCTCATTTTTAAATGGAGTTTCAAAGATATTTGATTTGTATTGAAATCCTCGAGAGCTTCGAGTTACGTGTGCCAGAATATCTATAGTACGATCATTTTGGAGGATAATAATGCCACGAGATCTAGGTCTGACTAGCGGAGAATAAAAGATGCATCCAACTGTATTTGCTGGTGTAAATACACGAAACAGATCACATTGAAGGAAGATAGCAGAATATTCAAGTTCTTCTAGCATTGAAAGTTCTTTCTTGTGAAACGCTTCATCAATACCAGATATGATCTTTGCCAAATGTGTTCTTACATATTCGTCTTTATCATACGGAGGAATCTTACGCAAAGAAGATTCAATGGATTCCAAATGAGAATCTCCAAGTTTTTTGAACGATCTGAAAAAGGAGCATTTCAGTACAGTATCTACAGATTGGCGTGGACTTTCTACTTTTGTTTTTAATCCCAGGAAGTCAGGAAGAGTTTCAGAAGGTCTCCCAAGACCTACACGAAAGAACCCAGACATACCATTTGAAATGCGTTTCAATTTTCTCAAAATATCGTATTTCTCATTGATTTGAAGAAGATCTAACAATTGCTGAGGCAAGAATGCTAATTGAGATTCTTTAATGCTTACTTTATCTTCACGATTGATGTAATATTTATTGTCTTCACTCTTTTCAGCTTTCTTCTTTTGAGAAGTTTTAAAACAACACGGCATATTCTTTCCAGTCTTTTGAAACTTCTCTTTTTTGAATCCGGGATACGTATATCCTTCTTCACGTTTGATTACAGTGTATTCACGAGGATCATCTGATTCAGATGTTCGCAGTTTCTTTCCACAAATTGGGCAACGAACTTCTCCATCCTCTTTTTCAAGTTGATCTTCTGTTAATGGAATTTCATCTTTCATACACCAATATTCAGGGCAAATAACCAACCCATCTGGATCTGCAGTAGACTCCATCTTTTCGTCTTCCAAGTACGTACGGGGATCAAACGGAGTATTGTCCCAAATATCCAAATTCGATTGACTTAAAATAATCGGTTGATAATTCTGTTCACAAACCTTTGCATACGAAGGTGTTTGTTTGCTCGTAAAACTATCGGGATCAAACTTTTCAAGACGCTGTTTAAAATATCCGTATTTTGAAAATTGTTTATGTTTCGTAACAGCTTTCTTCTCTTTGGGTTGTTCAGTTTCCACAGGAGCAGTTTCCTCAGCTTCATCTGCTTCTAAGTATCCAAATAGATCAGCATATTGTTCTTCTACATCTGGATCTATTTCTACAGTTTCTACAGGTGCAATTCCAGTATCAACTTTTACAGTTTCCATTCGTTTCGGGCAAATTGCATCCAAACTTTTTGATTCGGGGAATCCAACAATATAGCGAAGAATACTGGCATACTTTAAAATACGATCTACTTCACTTACAGAAGACACTTTTATTTCAGTGTCTTTAAGCTGATCCCCCGCTAATTCAATAACAGGGTATCTACGGAAAATACGATCTACAATTGTAGGATCTTCATTAATCAAATCATTCACTTGTTGAATAAGACGGTTTGCTTCATCTACAGTTGTATTCAGTTCTTTTGCTACGTCCGAAGGTCTTATTACGCCTTCATTTCGAAGTTGAATAATTTTAATTTGAAGAGCATTTATTCCATAATTTTCACGATCAGTTCGTAGCAATGCAAACTTATCCTCATCGTTCGTCTTGCTAAAAATTGAACTCACACAATTAAATCGAAGAAACTCAATTTGTTCCAGCGATCTAGAATACGTTGCATACAGTTCTATATCTTGTACGTCCCAACGATCATTCTCTAAATCATCTTTGTCTACAAACGTCATGATTGCATCAAACGTTTTTACCCATTTGAGGACCTTCTTTTTCATACTTTCAACAGTTTCATCATTTGATTTGTTGCGATAAAGTGTAATTGTAATATCGCTGGCCGTAACGGATATACGATCATAACTATCTTTTGTGTCTCCGCGGAACAACAGCAGAGTTGGAATGTTTCGCTGAGGAGGTCTAGAAACCCAGCTGTTCCATTTGTTCATATCTACATATGGCTTCTTAGTTTTTGGATCTTCAACATAAAACTTGTGTCGTGCAACTTCATTGCGTCCTGTAAAATATTGAATGTATGGAACTTCTGGGGATACGGTTAATCCATAAAAGATCTGTTCAAATCGTGTTCGAACTGCAGAACCGAAATCACTTGTCACAAACTTTGCATAGAATCGTACACGTGTAATTGAAACGGATGTCGGTTCAAATACTTTCAAATTTAAAAGATCATTCAATAATTTTGAATTTTTAGTAAGAAGGTTTACTTCTTCATCTGTTACACGAGGAGGAGTTGTTGATCGCAGGAAAGGAAAATAAACAGACGCTGCAGAATCCGCAGAAGAATCGTATGGAATTGCTAAGAATCCTTCAATTTGAGATGGTTTGTACAAAGTTGAAATAAGTGTGCTCACTAAAGGTAGTGGGAATTTAGCAGCTGGAATGCGAGATGCCAATACGCTATTAAATTGAAGTGGCAGAATGTATGATTGAGATTCTTCAACTCCAAAAATACGATATTCGGTAAATGTTTGAGTAGGTGTGTGAATTTCTTCTAAGTCTTCCGGTTTCTCCATCCAATCAGTTTTATCAACTTCTGCGGCTCTCATAGAAATAGCAGGAGTTCTATAGTTTGTCACATATTCTTGAAGAGCTACATCTGTAATCGGTTGTTGATTGTACGACAGCCGATTAAACAAAGCTTCCCATCGTCGGGGATCCTTTTGATAATAATCGTGATCAAGCTTTACCGAAACCAAAATGAAAAGCCTATCGGGATGAGTATTTAGCGCAATTGCAATCTGTTGACGAACTACATTAATCGTGTCGTCTTCAAAATATGAAATTGGAACGGTTTGCTTTGTTGCAAAGTCTGTCACCGTAGACTTTAACATCTTATTCCTCTACGTATAAAAACGAATTTAAGATTAACCATTTGTTCTTACTTCAAAATACAATGGGTTGTTTCGATTACGAATGTGCATGCTGCGGAAAGTCGTGCGAGCACGTAGGTGGACAACACCAACCATCTAAAGTTTACATCGAAGTTCCTCTCAACGATGGAACTACTGTATATCTTGTGGGTAATTACGAAGAGTATGGATACGTTGTTGTAAATTTACAAACTCCAAAGGGAGTTCACTACAAATTCTATTTGAAGGAATTTGAAGAATTCTTTGATGGGTGGTTCGATGATGAATCGGAGCTTGAACTCAGAAAGACATTTCTTGCAAACAAAGCATGGACCAAGTCTGAACTAACAACTGTTATTGACGAGTATGGTTATGGTACCCGAGGATGTATGGTGGAACGCGGATGCTTCCACAATACAGACAAAAAGGAGGTATCACCATTCACTATGGATATGCTTGGAAAGTGTATTCGTGCAGATAGTCTTTGTCCGGATAGGCAGAAGAAACGCATTGAATCTCTAAAAAGACAAGTTCAAGCTCTTCAAACTGAGCTTGGAAGAACAAATCGCCCTTAAAGAGGTGTGTCGGTAATCGTCATGCCACAATACAATTTTGGAGTATGGGCATAATTTTCAGGGGTGTAAATCCCAATTTTTGACCCATCATTTAATAGAATACGAAAGTTGGCCCAAAATTCAGGAGTATGCCCAACAGTTGTTGTCATCAAATGCGCCATCTCATGCAGGATAACAAACATAACTGTATTTGTGTCTACAAATGGATTCCCCGGACGTTTGTCACGAATACAGACAACTATTTTTTCACCCTTGTTTTCTGAATAAGATGTAGTGCTTTCATCAATATCATTTTCAAACATGTTTTCAGGATGAAACCGTTCAACCATTACCTTGATTCGAGGATCGCCTATTGACGCAGGATCCTGTTTGTAGTGATCAATGAGTTTATCAAGATTCCCACGAATTTCTGCTAGTTTATCAGCAGCTTCTTCTTTATCGGGAAGATTTTGTACATTGTACAAATTTCCATCACGTCTGCTTCGAACTTGGACTAAATTTTTAGGTCCACGTTGGGATGCGAAAGCTAAAGCTCCCCCAGCTGCTAAAAGGGCAATAGGCCACATTATTACTTGCAGTGAAAATGGATTCGCAAAAACTAAGTTTATGAAGAGTAGCTCTTTGAGATGTCTTTGCGGAAGCTAATGCCGACATTTCTAACACCGAGCTGGGATAGGTTCACACTGCGCCTTGAGAAAAAGTGTACAGTATTAATTCCGGGAGACAACCCGTGACACAAACCCAATAGATTTTTTGGTTTTAAAATGGATTTATTCATTTCAAGAAGATACCTTTCGATGAGAAGAAGATGCCTACCAAAGTACAGCAGCTGAAGAACGCCTACGAGGAGATGGTCGCGGTTCATGAGAAGAACGCGGCTGTCATCGAGTATTACCGCAAGGAATATACCGATGATACATTCCTTGAGGAGGTTGAAATGGCTGTGAACGGGGTGGGAGTTAATCGCAAGAAGGTGCAGCGCATCATTGAGGCCTACAACACGCATTGTGCGGAGGTTGATACGGCTATCAAGACCTATCACTCCCAGGCCTGGGAGAGGATGACAGAGTCAGAGCTCGCGATGATGTACGCGAGAAATGCCTATCTTCAGGCGATGATTGAAGGAACAAATTAAGATCCAGGAGGGGTCTTTTTTACTTTAAGCATCGAGGCCACGCTTGAAGGGATTCGGCTCAATAGTGGTCTGGAGGAAGGGACCAACCTTGGCCTGAGGATTGGGGGGCTCAGAGCGGACATCCCAAGTCGCATTGCGGTTCGTTTGAGAAACACCAGCAATGGCCGTATTGGTGTGGTAACCGGCATCAAGGAAGTTCTGGCCCTTCAGGTCACCCATAGAAGAGGGATTTACCGCAGCCCAGGAGGCACCGAGGCCACCCTTAGGGAGGAGTTCGCCGGCGCTCAGCGTAGTGTCAGAATAGGTGGACTGGGATGCAGGGTGACGGCCCTGAACAGACTCAACCGGCTGGGCATTGCCGCCAACACTGGCAGTAGGCTTGCCGTGGGGACCAGAATCAGAAAGAGGACCCTGTACACCGAGAGCACCCTTTACCTGCTCGAGGCCTTCGCCTACAGAACCCTTGCCGCTGGAATAATTGCTGAGGAGGTAGGCCACGAGAACAACGCCGCCAAGAACAAGTGCTAAACGAGTCTGCGAACTTTTCATTGTTATGTTTATATCCAAACGTAGACAAAAAACAGTATGAAAAAACACCCTCTAGCAGATCCGGTTTCCTTTTTTTCATCTCCCGAATTCCAACTTTATTTTGAACTTAATATACTTCGACCTATTTTGGCCAAAGTATTTCACTATTTATATCCTTACCTACTCGCTTTCACCGTACTTTGGGTCATCATGTTTCTTTGCATGATCGTTATCCTTGTTGTTTTGCTGAGAGCGAGGGTACAGTAAATCGAGTAAGTCTGCTTTCTTGAGTTTCCAAATATTTTTGTGTCCTTTTTCGATCGCTTCTTTACGAAGTTCTGCAATTGTCTTTTTTTCAAGTACATACGTTTGAGGCAGTTCTTTCATACTAAGAAGTTTGATTAACTCAAGTCTTGATTTAATGTAGTATTGTTTAATGGGCGGTTTATGATCACGTGCAGCTTGTTTAAGCTCCACAAGTGACATTCTGTGATAATCCATTGTAATGTACGAAAAAACGAACGTACTTTCGTCAAATCCGTTTTGAGATACATAAAGTAATGGACACGGTCATATTCATTACGGCCACAGTTGTTGCTATTTTAACAAGTTTGTACTTATTTGCACAATCTCAAGTTGAATTTCTAAAGAAAAACTGGGTTGAATATCGCTGTAACCCCATGTACATGCCAGTAGCAGGATTGGTAGGTGACGATGTTATGTCAAACTTTACAAAATGCACGATGAAGGGATTCCACGATTATGCTGGATTTGTGATGGATCCTATTATGGCCGAGTTTTCAGTTATTAACGATACAGTCACTGAAATTGGGGGTGCAATGAATTCGTTCAGAAGTATGTTTAGCAGTGTACGTGGAGGTATGCTTGGAGTTGTAGGAAGTGTCTTTGGAAAGATTCATAATGTTATGGCTCAAACTCAATACATTGTAATTCGTATGCGTACAATTTTAGCCCGTGTAGTTGGAGTTATGTATAGCTTTGTATACATCTTTTACAGCGGAATGCAAGCAGGAGAATCTACTGTGAATGGTCCCGTTGGAAAAGTAATGTCATTCCTCTGCTTTGATGAGAATACTCAAATTTCCACGTTCCAGGGAATTAAAGCAATGAAGGATGTCAAAATTGGTGACAGATTGCTTGAAAACTTTGCAATTGTTACATCGACTTATAAACTTGATGGTACCGGTATCCAAATGTATAACTTAAATGGAATTTTGGTTACCGGAAGCCACAAAGTAAATTATAAAAACAAATTCATTCGTGTCGATGCACACCCCAATGCAAAGAAGGTAACAAAACCTTCTAAGAATTTGGTTTGTTTGAATACGAACACTCACCGACTTTCAATTCGCAATCATGAATTCTTGGATTTTGTAGAAACGAGTGATTACGTTGTACTTGACTTCAAGCACAGATACATTGAAATGCTGTACAACGGTCGTGGTTCAAAGAAGTTTTATTCAGAGAAAACTGGCGTCACACACGATACAGTTGTTAATCTTCGTGGAGGCATTGTAAGTTCTATTTCTGACATTGCAGTTGGAGATGTCCTACAAAATGGAGACGTTGTGAAAGGTATTTGTGTCCACAAAGTTGAAGGCAATCACTCCTGTATCGTAAATGGAGTTGAAATGTCGCCGAATACATGGGTCTACAAAGATAACAAAATTTATAAGGCAGTTGATATCGGTGAAACCATATACAATGATCACCCTGTATATGTATATCAACTTATCACAGAGTCATCGATGTTCCCCGTGACGTCCGAGGAGTCGCAAGTCTATTTGCTCGATGAACTTGAAACAACCGAACCTTATTATCACGTTATGAAAGATTCGATTATTACATCAGGAAGGTTTCGTGGTAAATTAATAGTAGTATGATGTATGCATTCTTCGGGCTCCCGATACTCATTATTCTTGCGATGTTAGCAATTCATGCTAGCGAATCACTGGAAAAAATGAAACTGAATTGGAATGAATACAGATGTAACCCCATCTATATACCGTTTGCGGGGTCTATTCGCCCAGATGTAACCACTCAGGAGAATTTCCTATTTTGCATTAATCAATTTAGTCATGAAATTCTCAAGGTGCCTCTAGATGGAATTCACGCTCTCCTGGGAACAGTTACGGGGTCATTGGGCGAGTTTATAAAACCACTTTCTACATTTCGCAGTATGTTTTCTATGATTCGCAATGTGATTCTGAAGTTTGCAGCATCTACTTTTTCAAAGATCGCATCTTCATCAAGCGTTTTTGTTCATTATTTAATTAAGATTCGAGATGTATTAGATCGATTTGTGGGTCAGGGGTATATTGCGTCTTACCTTGTGTATGTGTTGGTATCTTTCATGGAAGCATTCGTAAAACTGTTTATAAGCATTGTCAAGGCATTTGTAATTGCTATGCTGGCAATCTCATTTGTATTAGCTTTATTTCAGCCTGAACTTCTTGCGATTACATTAGTGCTGGCATCCACATTGGCAGCAGCTGGCGCATAAAAAATCATGCTCTACTTCATAATAAAGATGGTCGACAAGACAACACTTATCGTAGCAGTTTTTGTTGCGGCTGTATTAGCCGGACTCTTTGTTCAGTATGGAATGCCTGCCCCCAAGCCCGCCACAAAGGAAGATTTCATGCAGCAGGAAGCCGGTATGCCTCTCAATGCAGAAGGAATCGGTCCGTACGATGGTGCTGCTGTAGGTGGATGGTCAGCCACGGAGGCCCTCCCTGTTGGAAGCTCTCCTGCTAACACTCACATGGATACTAACAAACTCATGTTACTCGTAGGCAACAAGACGTCTCCCGATTGCTGCCCTTCTGCGTTTAACACCGATACTGGTTGCGTCTGCCTTTCAGAGCCCGATAAGAAGCTCTTCGCGTCTCGTGGTGGAAACAGAGCTTAAAAACGAACTTACTTGAATCATAAACTTTTAACTAGTAAACAACATGGATTTCCAAACCCAAGCAGCGTTGAAAATTCAGCATGCTTGGAAAACATATTGGATTTGTTGGCATTGCAATAGATATCGGTGCGGTGGAATTTATAGTGAATTCAGCTGTCCAATTGAATGGCCACCTGGAGAACTTGCAAAGCTAGATGCTTATTTAGATCGTAGATGCGGAAATTGGTAATGGATGAAGATCAAATTTTAGCTAGTGTGGCAGTAAGTTTTTTGATCTTTATAGGATGTGGATGTGTTGCTCGATTGGCGTATGCAATGTACCATCCTCCAGAAGAGGATTTGATGTACTACGATACAGTTTAAATAGTATTTTAAACCATAAACGTAAATGGAAACGAAACAACTCTTTGATGCGTTTTACAAAGATATTCAAACTACATTTTTTGAGAATTTGCCCGATTCGGATGAAGATGTAGATACAACTGTAAAGCACATTGAAACTACGTATTACCCTCACCTGCTTAAGATTCTTAAACGCGATGAAACCTTCTTTGATTCTCCCATTTCTTTCCGAGCCATCAATATTTCAACCCTCTGGAAAGAGAATGAAGCAAACCGTGATGCAATTTGGAAGCATGTTTTTATGTGTGTTTTGGGATCCTTCTTTCATGGCGATTTTAAAGATAAAATTGGATCCCTGTTTTCGGTTGTGAAGGGAATGTGGACTGGTTCTGGACAAGAAAACGATGAAGTCAGTCGTATTTTGGAAGACGAAAAGAGCGAAGATTATTTCAAGGAAATTCTTGAATACATTCAGGAAACTCGAATTGCAAAGATCTTTCTAAAACTGATCGAAGAAATTGATGTATCTGAATTTGAAATTGGGTTTGAAAATCCTCAGGAGCTTGTGGAGACTCTTCGCAATCCGGAGAACCCAAAAATGAAGAAAGCCATTTCCAAGATTCAGGGAATGATTCAGCAGAAGATGGAGCGAGGAGAATTTACTCAGCAACAAATTGTATCTGAAATTGAAGGAATCAAAGCGAAAGTTCAAAGTCTATTTGGAAACGTGTTTAACGATATGCTGGGAGGAACTCGTGCCGAAGTTCCTGCTCATGTTCTTATGGGAAATTCTCCGGAAGCTCGTCGTCAAAGAATGTTAGCTCGTCTACAGAAGAAACAGCGTGAGAAAAACTCACGCTAAAAATAAGATGCCAGAACAAATTTGGTTCAAAGATCCAGCTATTTTATTTACGTCTACCTCGTGGAGCAAGTTTGTTCCGCTCCAGGGAATGACAACGGCTGAAAGTTTAAATTCGGTTGTCCGATTCGCAGTGTACTTTGCAGTATTCCTATTTTTGGCAACTGGGATCACTGTGTATCTTCTCACAATTCCAATTGTGATGATGTTCACTGTTGTGCTGTTCAATTTGTTTCCCAATGGAAAAACACTTGAACCGTTCACAGGAGGTGCAACTCACAAGAAGGGAAATTACACAATGCCTTCTCAAAGCAATCCCTTTATGAATGTCATGCTTACTGAAATTGTAGATGACCCGAATCGTGAAGATGCTGCTCCTACAAATCGCAGAGATGTGAAGGCTGAAATTTATAAGAATTTCCAGAAGACAACTGATATGTACATGGATACAACAGATCTCTTTGATCAGACTCAGGCTATGAGAACATTCCACACACTCCAATCTTCTCAAGTCCCCAACGATTTGGATGGATTTAAGAAATGGATATCAAAGGGAATGGATGAGCCCGATTATTCGTCTGCTGCCCCTGCTCGTCATGGAAAGATCCTGAGTGAAGGACATTTAGTGGCGAAGGGTTCTGTGCGCGACCTTCCGAACACGACGACGAAGCCTACGGGTACGAGCCCTTCTGCGGCGTCCTCCGTTAGCAAACGCAAGACCAACGCCTGAACCACCAAATAACTTTTCTTTGAGATCTTTTTGTGACATTTCACCGCTTGTAGTTTTTACGACGGACCCATTCTTTACAAGTACAAAATGCGGATATCCCATAATTCCGAACTCGGATGGAATATTTGCACTCTCCATCTTGTAGAACGCAGTCTTACCCTGATCCTCTTCTTCTAAATTCTTCCAAGGAGTGTGCATGACTTTGCAGTGTCCACACGTTGCAGAATAATAAAAAATAGCTACAGGTTCTTCTGAACGCATGAGCTTTTTAATTTCACCCGTTTCCGTCACTTCCTTCATTTACTCAATATCCGATACTTAAGATAAATGGGATTCTTAAGAGGAGCTATTACTTGTTTAGCTGCGAGTGTAACACTTAAAGATTGTGGGAATCCGACCACAGACCAAGCAAGTATTACCGGATTTGGATTTACTCCTTCAAATCCAGTTGGAGGAGATGCTACCGAACTTTGGGTTGCGTATGATTTGAAAAGCAACCTTACTGGAGGAAATGCCAAATATTCTGTAACTTTAAATGGTCTTCCGTTTACGCCTACAGTTGATGATCTTTGTACGCAAACAAGTTGTCCAAAGGCTATTGGAGTTTACAACGAAACGAGCAAATCTACATTTCCGTCTGGAGTCTCTGGAAAAATCATATCCAAAATTCAGTGGGAAAATCAGGACAGTCAACCCGTGTGGTGTTTGGAATCAACTTTTAAGATTTAATAGAATAAATGGAACAACATTGGTCTGGATATTTGGCCGCTCTGGGATCTCAAAAAATCCCTGTAACGTCTATGCCTACGGCAGCACCGTATGAAACATCTAGCAATCAAGCGGGTGTTTCTGGATTTATGGATTTGGTACCCAGGCAACCGGCAATTCAAGCACGATACGATGCTATGCAGGGAACATGGGAAGGTCCAACGGCTGCTGACAAAGCAATTTCAAAGGGTCTTTTCAAGACAGAAGCTATGCCAATTCAACAAAAACATCCGTACAGTAAATAAATAATGTCGGCTGAAATAGTTCATTTAATGATGACCCTGCGTGATCAAATCAAACTGTATCACTGGCAGACCATGAATTATCCACGCCACATCGCAACAAACGATTTGGTTACAAAGTTGGATACGAATATTGACCAATTTGTAGAGGTCTATATTGGTAGATATGGTCGTCCTAAGTTAGGAGGAAAGACAGCTTCTATTCATTTGCGCAATCATTCGGACAAGGAAGCTGAAAAAATGTTACGTGAGGCAATCGATTGGCTGGAAAACGACCTGCCTCGCAAGCTGAAGAGAACTGATACGGAACTTCTCAACATTCGTGATACGATTCTTCAAGATTTGAATCAGACCTTGTATTTGTTCACTCTGAATTAATAGATGCCAATAGCGATACATATATTTGTTCCTGCTGTCAAATTTCCACCTGATATATTACAGCTTGCTTGAAAATAATCAGTAGTTTCAAACGTTGTTGCAAAGTTATTGATAACTACATTTTGTGTTGAACTATTTAATGTTGCAGATTTGAACGATGTACCGAGAACATTTGGTGTAGCCGATTTATATAAATTTACAGTAACAGTAACTCCTACAGGAATTGCTACTGTTGATGAAATTACACCATCAAACACGATAACACGTTGTGCAAATGGAATACCTACAACTAAACTAGCAAAATTTGCAACACTTGTTCCAGGTGATAGGTAGTATGTTCCTGCTGGAGTTGGTACAAGACTTCCAGCTCCTGTGTAATCAACAGTTGGACCCAGCACGAACAAAAGGTGGGATGGTTCTATTGAAGTGGAAAACCCATTTCCATTTGCATTATTGTTCACTAAATCTGTTGCTCCAAGTTGAATAACCCCAGATGTTTGGTTAACATCATATAGTGTTCCTGAAATAGAAGATGTCTTGCAATCAAAAAATGCATTTGCATTTGTTGTTTCAACCCCTACAATATTACTACCTGTTCCACGAGCGTAGACAACAATATCTCGTACAGCAAATCGATTTGCTCCACTTACTAAAATACCGCGAGTTGTTCCAGTACTTGCAGAAATTACATTGATCGTAGAACGCTGAATTGCATTTGGACTTGTAAATGTACTCGTAGGAGCTGTGCTGGTAAACGGAGATGCTACTCCAAGGATTGTATTGGCTCCAGCATTTGTCGATGTAATTGTCCAAATTGAATTTCGGAGTTTGGCATTTGTAGTTGTTCCATCTTGAAACAGTACACCCGTTAAATTCACAGCTGCAGACGATGATAAATTAAATGTAAAATTTTCAACACGAGTGTTCGTATTCATAGTAAGCAATATTGTGTTCGAAACAGCGTTGAGTTGTTGAACGATAACGGCTTGAGCACCTGCTCCATTTAACGATACACCCGATGGAATTGTTAATGTTTCATTGTATGTTCCGGGGCGAACAAATACAAGTTCGCCGGAAGACGCAGCTGATAGTGCAGCAGAAATTGTTAAGAAAGGAAGCTTGTATTTGTCGGCAGCCGCAGTTGTATCATTACCGTTCACTGAATCTACAGTTAATGTCTTTCCTTGAGGAAGAAGGGGACCAGTTGGACCGGTAGCGCCAGTAGGACCTGTTGGACCTGTTGGGCCAGAAAGACCTGAAGAACCAATAAGACCCGAAGGACCAGTAGGACCAGTAGTTCCCGAAGGACCCGTAGGACCTGTAACTCCAGAAGGACCAGTAGGGCCTGAAACACCTGTAGGACCAGTAGTTCCTTGGGCCCCTGAAGGCCCTGTAACTCCAGAAGGACCAGTAGGACCTGAAACACCTGTGGGACCAGTAGTTCCTTGGGCCCCTGAAGGCCCTGTAACTCCAGAAGGACCAGTAGATCCCGTAGCCCCAACAGCTACTGCAGTTCCAGGGATTCCTTGGGCTCCCGAAGGGCCTGTAGGACCAATTGGACCCGGAGGACCGGGATTTTTATACTGAACGCCTAAGTTACACTGATTTCCTCCAGGAGTGTATCGTATAAGTGTAGACATCTTATGTATTTCTTAGGCAATTTTGTGCCACGCATTATCGCTGTTCACAGGAGCTCCAATTTTAGAACCAAACGATGAATCGGGGGGAGTTAAGGCTTGAGAATCAGCCCCGCCTTTCTTAGTACGTCTGGGGATACGACGAAGTGTGCGACGTCTGTGCGACTTTTTGGAATGTTTACGAGTTTTTCCAGGCATTTCTTTGCTTTGAGTAAAGAGAAGAATGATGCTTCTGCTGGTTGCACTTGCTCTGCTGATATTTTTAATGTCGATGACGACATATGAACACATGACCAACAAAGATCTTATGAGTGCGCTCCAAAAGTATGGAACGAACGATAAGACAAAAGATAAGAAAAAGACTGATGCGCCTACTCAAGCTCCTATTTATGGACCTAAAGTAGCACCTGTTGAACACCCTGCACCTACCAAGCCGTCTTCAAAGACAGATTCTACTAGCACATATCCTGATATTTATGGACCCGATGTTGTAGCTGTTCCGGGTGAAAAGATAAAATCTGCAAAACATGAGTCAGATAAAGTTGAAGATGAAACGTACGATTACAACCCTGATCTTCAAAAAGCATTTCCTACAAGCGGTCCTCCTCAACCTTTCTTAACGGACTTTTCTAAGTTTCAGCGTTGAGCGTCTCTTTTTCTGTTTACGAGTCATGGGACGACGCCGTCCTCCTTTTTTCACAAACCCTTCAGGAACTTCTTGATCTGCACGAAGTAAAATGATTTCCCCCGTTTTCGGATTTGTATATGTTGGGCCATCTGGCTCTGCATATTTGGATTTTTCCTTGTAGTCCATTTGTCTTTTTCACGCATTTTTCTAAAGATGGGCAAGAGAAAAGAGATGTTCGGATTACAAAATTTTAATGGAAGTTGTTGGGTCAATGCCTGTCTTCAAGCTGTATTTCGATTCCCAGAAGTTCAAGAACGATATTCAAACAATCAGGCAGACAAAGCAAATCCAATTGATGTTTGCTTAGAGAACATTTGGATCTCCAGAGGAAAACTTGGATTGAAAGATTTCTTTGATGTTGTTCGTACTGAAAAAATGCCAGCAGGTCATGGAATTGGAGATTCACACGAATTACTTCATTATTTATGCGATAAACTTCCCTACCTAGATCAACTTTGCAGATTTAAAGTAGCAGATACCACAGAATGTGTAAGTTGTAAGGAAAAGCAAGTAAATGAAGAAAGTGTGATTGAATACACAATTTCAACAGAAGGAAACCATGTACCTATCTCGCAGTGTATTATGAACACCGTAATTCCCAATACAGTCCCTGATTGGAAATGCGATAAATGTCAAAAGAAAGGATGTACTCGTCAGCACTTGATTGGAACGTTTCCTAAAATTATGATGTTTTATATGAATTCTACAGCTGGTTCAATTGATTATTCGAGTATCTTAGTTTTGAATGGCAAAAAGTATGCTCTAAATAGTATTCTCTGTTACAACGGGTTTCACTGGTGGACACGGGCCAGAAATATGCCTCCGGGGTCGTCTTGGTTTACGTTTGATGACCAAAGTATTACCGAACATGGGGCTAAACAGTTCCCAGTTTCAAATATGATGAGAATTCTGATTTATTATCGCCTAGAAGATTAACAAGATGGTTTCCTATCCAATGGTCATTGGTATCTCCATAATCGGAGTCCTATTTTTTAGTGTAATCGTATTTGGTGCAACTGGTAGTTTGTCGTCAGTCTTTGTGGTATTTACAATGGCTGCTATCCTCGGATACGTTCTGTATCAACTTGGATATTTTAAGGTATCTTCAGACACGTCTGGAGTAGACATTCAATTTCACGAGCGTGCACCTGCACCTGCACCCACAGCAAAGATCGTCCCTACTGCTGACTTCGTAAAGAAGGAAGTCTTCTACGTAAGCGGAAATGAATATACGTATGACGATGCCCCCGCTGTTTGTGCAGCGTATGGTGCTGACTTGGCATCCTACGATCAACTTATGGAAGCATATGCATCTGGTGCTGAATGGTGTGGATACGGATGGTCTAAAGGCGGTATGGCTTTATTCCCCACTCAAGACTCAACTTGGACAATGCTCCAAGCAGAAGCGGATACCTCTAAGCGTACTGGATGTGGTCGCCCTGGAGTAAATGGTGGATATTTTGATCCCAATACGAAGTTCGGAGTGAATTGCTATGGAACAAAGCCTGGAAACAAGGATACCAAGTTTCCCCTTCCTCTTCCTGGCTCTGATCCGTCTGAATTTAATAAGGAAGTGAACAAGTTTAAGTCTATGCTGAATAAGATGGTTGTCTCGCCCTTTAATCGTGTTGGGTGGTCCGAGTGGAATGTATCTACTCATACATAAATGAGCAATTATGCTCTTGATAGTCCCATTAACCGAAAGGTTTACGTCCCCGAACGAGACGAAGTACCATTTGCCCCAGTCGAACAACCGAAACCCACACAAGACCAAGATCAAACTCACCGAAATTTACAGTGGCTTTTTCACAAGCCTCAAAATCATGCAATCTTTCCTGTTCAATCACAAGCTGTCAAAATAGAGAAGAAAAAGTAAGCACGAAATACAAATGATTGAGTTAGCACTTTTAGCAGGCCTTGGTGCCGTTGGGTATATGTTAGCTTCTCAACAGCCTCAACGTGGAGATGATCCTTTAACCCTAGTTCAAGAGCAATTTACTTCAGCCCCCCGTCCTACAACTGCTCACACGGACCAGGTAGTCCATTCTCAGGAAGCAAAGGGACACAACAATGAGGTTCCATTCTTTGGAGCCCGTGTAACGCAAAGTATGTATTCTGGTGGTACCGACAGTATATTAGACCACCACACTGGAGCAGGAAAGGAGTACTTCCAAAAGCGTGAAGTAAAGTCATTCTTTGACGCCAAGCCCGCAACTGGAAATCCTTTTGGAAATCAAGATGAATCTGATTTTTATCAATCTCGTATGGTGAGCGGTCAACAAATGCGCAACGTGTTCCCCGTTGAACAAGTTCGTGTTGGTCCGGGTGCAAATGATGGATACACCAATTTGGGCAAGGGCGGGTTCCAGCAAGATCAGCTTCGCGAATACGAACTTCCGAAGACTACTGATGAACTCCGTGTTGCAACAAAGCCTAAATTATCGTATGAGCCTCCTATGATTCAGGGTGCAAACCAAATTACTCTCCCTGGTATTCAGGCTGATGTGAAGAAGAACAAGCCCGATCGTTTCCAAATCCTCGGTATGGATCGTGTGAACACTGCAGTTGGTGCTCAAACTGCTCCTCACATCTACCCCGAGCAGCCGATGAAGCTGCAGGCTCGTGAGTCTACAAGTGTAGCCTACAATGGTCAGGCAGGTGGTAATTCTATCTTTGCATCCTACATCCGTGCATTCACGGAACCGTATCAGGAGTTCATGAAGCTGACCGCCGAGGGCCGCCCGGGTCCTGCTGGAGCACAAGGTACTGGATTCTCAATTGGTGCTGATCAGTATGCGACTCAAACCAAGAGAGATGAATCAGTTCTTGCAGATGCAACTCGTATTAATGTTCCTCTGCAGCGTATCAATGCAAACGCTGAGCACCTGGGTTCATACCGCTATAATGCTCCTCTCCAGCAGGATGTCTACATCAATCGCAATGAAAGTGGGATCCTGGACGCCTACAAGCAGAACCCGTATACACAGCCTCTGACTTCTTTTTAAATAATGGATGTAATTTGTGAACACTTAGTGTACAAAGATGTACCAATTACAATTTGTATGAAAAATTTAAAACCAATCGAACACTATCAAGTTGTCCGATTGATTTTAGCGAGTCATTCAAAATCTGTTTCTATTTGCAAACACAATTCTACAAATTCTTACATTGATAAACTTCTTGAAAATCTCCCCGTTCACGTTGTAGACTGCTCTACAGCTTCAGGAGCAGGTTCTTCTACAACATTTGGTTCTGTGATGGGTTCAGGAACAGGTTCGGGGACATCTTGAAGTTTTACAGTTTCAGTGGCTAAAGGTTCGGGTGCTGGTTCAACCGCCTTTTTTGCAGCTGCAAAGGCTCCTGTTATAGTGGCTCCCAGCAAAGCAGGACCTGCTAAAGGATCACCCCCCGTTTGAATCGGATATACCTTTGTGCCCACAAATGCGGATCCAATGGCTGCCAAGCTTCCCAATACAATTGTGACACCATAAACTGTGCTTAAAGAGACCATGTAATCTTCTTGTATTGAAACAGAGATGTTTCATTTGGTAAAAGATAACGTGGAGAAGATTGAAAACAACCTTCTTTGGGTTAAATCGGTTCGAGATTCTATATTTTCTTGGTGGTTCAATATAGCTTTATTAGTAGGTGTGCTGTTCTCATTTGCATACTTCCTGTATTCAAGTTATGGAACAGCTCCACCCGAAGAAATGAAAGAAATTCACTTTGAACCTCGTACATGGAACAATGCCGTAAGAAATGTTCCCATATCAGATTATGGACAAACTCCTCAAATTGAAGCTGGAGATAGTATACAAGGGTTTAGCTATCGAACAAGCTCGGCAGCAATTTAATGAACTTAAACAAATTCCGAGTGAACCCCTGAAACAAAAACCTATTCGTCGCAAGTTACGAATTCCTGCTGGTTAATAATGAAGTCCGCTGCGGCATATACTAACAAGCGTCGTGTGATGGCAGAAGCTGGAAATACAAAGGTAGAACAGATTGGAAACGTGGCCACCAATTACGGTCCTCTACAACCCGTTCTTCCTTCTCAAACAACTCCGTTAACTCCTACTAAATGCGGCCCTGACTTTACTCACTATGTATATTTCAAGGGATGCCGAAAGGTAAAGTATCACATATGCACTTTGCGATGAAAAGAGTAGAGAGATAACTACAAATGATATCCCCTGGATGGATGTTTATAGGTGCTATTGTTGGATTGCTAGTTGTGGCTGTATTTCGCCCTCCTCCTCGTAAAATTCCGACATTACCTACACCCGATAACACAGAACCGTTCTTTACAAAGAGTGGATGTGTCAAGTTCAAAGCAAAAGAAGAAGAGTGTACTCCCACCGCAACATCTCTTGCCTCAAAAGTATAAATGATAGAGTTTTCAAAACTCCTTCATGATAAAAAAGGTGCCGCATTTTTATCATTTTTAATTGGCATGGGCGTTGTAGTTCTCTTTTTTCACAAACCGTTCAGTAGTACTCAATTTCTAAGCATGCCAATTGCAGATATTGAAGGACGTGTTGTTCGTCATGGGGAGAAATGCTATACGTATGTAGCAGAAGATTGTTTATGCCCTTCAGTAAATAAAGATGGCAGACGGAGCGACTGATTTAGCTGATTTACTTGGTGGAGGACCCGTTCAGAATCCTTCACTTCCGCAGGCAACCACGTTTGCCCCCGTAGTTACGGGTGGTGAGAATCCTTTTATCATGCCTACCAATACCACTGTGGGAAGAACTGCAACGTCCTCTCCCAATCAAGAACACATGTTTCACACTGCTCGGTATGCTCTAAAAAGTGTTATGATATACTTTGGGTTTTTCTTAGCTGCGATGATCGTGTCACTTTCAACTCCTCGTTCTCTCATTCTTCAATACATCCCTAACACATATACTACTGGAGGCGTTCCTTCGTATATGGGCGCTGCTATTCTTGCAGCTGTAGCTGTTGCAATTGCATATGTTGTTGGAACCCTTACTAGTGCGCTGATCTAAAAATGGATTTATTATGAAAAAGTAAACCTTTAAGTAAAAAAATGTTCTGGTCTACAAAGGTAGTCAAAGCTCAAGTCTACGAGGATGGACGTCTTCTAGACTTAAACGATTTCTCAGGTTGGGAAATGCAAAACCTTGTAATTGAAATTCGCAAACATTGGACTAATCAAGAAGGATCTCTTATTGCGTTTGGGGTTGGATGGTATAACAATAAACGCTGTTTCAGACACTCAATTCGAGAAATTGAAATTTGGTGTTATAAAATTGATGAAACTGGAAAGCGTTGTGAACTGAACTTTTCAAAGGCACAACTTGCTTCAAAACTTGGAAAGAGGTTTTCAATTAAACCGGAAAACACAAAGTATATTTGGAACAACGTTGAAGTTGAATATGTTGTATAAATATATTGGATTTTTACTTTTATACAAAAATGGATTTATAAGTTGAATATCGATTCATTACTAAAAAGTTACAATGAGACTTTTCTCAGAAAAGGATCTTCGC